ACATAAATCTTTCTCATTGACAGTATTAATTAATTGACTTCTGTTTATCTTACGAAATGGTTTTGCAAATAATCCGAATGTGAGTGCATCTAAAACTGTGCTTTTTCCACTACCATTCGCACCTACTATCAATGTTGTAGGAGAACCTTGAAAATCGATTTCTGAATATTGATTACCTGTAGAGAGAAAATTCTTCCAACGAACTTTTTCAAATAAGATCATGATTTTTTTTATCTGGTGGTATTACAATGTCATTAGGTGTAATTATAGTATAGTCGTATTCATGAGTTTCGCACATAGCGATCATGGTTGCGGGTTCAACCTCAATCACATGCATCTCAGGATAACCTTTATCCTCTAACATCATAGCATAGCGAACTGCATCATCCTCTTCTTCAAAGATATACAAAACATCTTCACCCAGTTCGTTCTGAACAGAGTAAGCTCCTGCATCTTCTTTTCCGTCGATTGTGATGATGTGCATTAGATTACTTCACATGCCTCTTGGTATACTTCTTTTATTATATCCTGTATTGTTGACTTTTGCAAATCAATTTCAGATTCTTCCACATATCTATTTAATATTGAAAGAGTGTCTTCAGATTCAAATGCTTCAAACTCTTCATTTTCCTGAAGTTGAAAGTTTTCAAGTATCTTAAGTTCATGAACATCTGATGCATATATCTTATCAATATATCTTTCAAACTTTTTAGGATCTGTTTTCTTACGGACAATTAATTTTAATATCTTACCTGCAAACTCTCTTGTATCAAGAAGTTGTGCATCATCATCTTCATAATATAGATTCAAAAATATACTGTATGGATTATTAAAAGGTGTATGCTTCATCGTATCAGTATCGAGAATATGAAAACCACGATTGTCTCCGACATCATTCCAATATATTTCATATGGATTGCCTAGATAATAAACTTTTCCATTATCAGATCTTGTGTGATAATGTCCTGAGTAAACTCTCTTAAACTTATCAAATATTTTGACATCAGTTCCTTTGTCCATGAAGAATCCCTTATTCATCTCAAATCCTTTACACTCAAGATGTCCCATTACACAAGGAGATTTTGATTTACTAATCACCTCCATTGTTTTCTCTTCATTGTCGGAGTTTATCCAAGGTATCAATAACACATTTAACTTATCTAACTTAATATCTGTTGCCTCTGAATATACCTTCACATTATCATACTCTCGGAGTAAAAGATCGACAGCATTTATTTCATTCGTATTCTTATAGTAAGCTGTATGATTACCAACTATTGTATGCACTGTACAACCCATCTGCGCGAGACGATCATAGTAATGATCTTTTGCCCATGATAATGCAGCAAAATCAATACCCTTTCGACTATCAAAGGTATCACCCATATCTACAATCGTAGTAATTCCCTCTTTTTCTAAAGTTGGGAAAAATACATCATTGTAAAACTTAAGAAAGAAATCATGAAATACCTTTGAATTTTTACGACATCCAAAGTGTTGGTCAGTTATTATCGCAATCTTCATTAATTACGCAACTTAGAATGAACAGCATCTTTAATTTGATTATAGTCTGAAGTGGTCATTCCGTCAACCTTATCGCCATGCATGACTTCATCATATCCAGACCTTTCTAGGATTTTATTTTTGATGTCAAGTTGTCTTTTTTCTCTTTGTATTCTGCGGAGAAATGCATAATGTATAATCTGCGTAAAGTAAGCAAAAGGATTCTTGGATTTCTCAGGGTTAAAATTATGAATGTATTGAACGCAATTTTCGATTCCATCAGAGATCATGTCCTCCTTAAACATATAGTTTACAAAGTTAGGTTTAAATGATAAATGATTTGCTATCTTTAAAAAACAATCACCGATATATCTTGGGATGACTGGTTTTGGTTTGTTCTGTATTTGTGCGATCTCTACATCTTCTCTGTATTTAATTAAAGCAGCTAAAAACTCTTTGTTATTAACATAATGTTCAGATCTTTTCCGTTTAGGCATATTCCTAATAAGAGCCATAATTATAATCCTTATTATGTAGAAAGTATAACATTTATACCATAAAAAGGCAAGCACTTGACAACATATCAAAATATGTGTACAATAACCTTTGTAGAGGTTTAAGGATATTAGCCCTTTGATTCTTTAAATTTATATAGTTTCTCTAGTATATCCTTTGCATCATTAACCGTAGAAATATATCCCATTTTACGACTTAATTTAGGTTCATTATTTTTGATCGAGTGGTATCTCTTAACCATCTTTGATACATTGATATCATTTCTACATCTGATGATTCTGACATTGTTAATACTTCACTTAAATCCACCATAAACATATCATCTTTACTTGTTTTAAACCATGGTTCTACCTTATATCCTGTCATTCCATTTTTACTTTTTACTTCACTCACCATAATTGGATTAGATACTAATAATACAGTTCGATTTACTTCTTCAGAGGCAGCAACTTTTGCAAAGATCTCCTCTCCACTTTTGAATTTGATAGTAGCGTAAAAGTCGTCTTCGATCATTTGTCTTTGAGTTGTATTGTTATTATATCATAGTTAAAGTTTTCTTCATTATAAATTTTAATTCTTTCAATAAGATGATTCAATGTATAGTTCTTTCTTGATTTAACTGAGCAGTCATCAGAGATATCGTATAGAATAGCTTTGGCTTTGTTAGTTCCTTTTCTGAGAACTCTTCCAATGCTTTGGAGGTTTCGTATTCTGGACTTTGAAGGAGAGGCGAAAACAATATTATGCAAGTTTTTAATATTGATACCTGTTGAAAATGTGCCATAAGATGCAACGATGATAGCATTCACTTCTCTCTCAGTGATCTCTCGAATCTGTTCCCTTTCTTCAGCATCCACACCACCATGAACAAAGAAAACTTTTCGTTTATCACTCTTGTTTGTATTTATCATACTGTATAGCACTGAACCATGAGCTTGTACTCTATTATACAAAATAAGAGTATTACCTTTGAGATCAAGTGCTAAATTTGTAATAAATTTATTTCTCTGTTCATGAGATATTAAATATTCAATCTCATCATTATATGTTTCAAATTTTTGTGGTGGATGTTTTAACACTAAACACTGAATATCTAACTGTGAAAGATGACCTTGTTTCATGAGTTCTTCTGTTTTAGTCACCTTGTATGATGGCCCAAACAGTCCTTCTAAGACCCATTTATGCGTCTGTGTGCCGTCTAAAGTTCCTGTGAATCCAAACCTATACTTCGCATGATGTAATTTTGTCATTATAGATATTAATGACTTACTTTTAAATAAGTGAGCTTCATCCCCAATCACAACACTATAATCTTCAAAAAAAGTTCTATCTAGTTTATAAACTGATTGCCATGTTGTAATTGTAACTGGATACTCATTGGTTTTTTCCTTACCTGAATATATTCTGTGACAGTATGACTCAGAATCCCAACCATAATCCTGAAAGTCCTTATACATCTGCTCTACGAGAGATGTCGTCGGAACAACTAGCAGGATTTTTTGACGTTTATCTACGTAGTATCTTACGAGAGAATAAATCATCAAAGATTTTCCTGAAGCAGTCGGTGATATCAATAGCTTTCTATTGTGTTTTAAGGCATCGAATACTCCATCAACTTGATATTCTCTGGGAGAATGAGAACATATAGATCTCATATAATCTTTTACACCCTCATATGAGATACCATCATTCAGTTCAAAAGGAACTCCATAATATTCATTATCTTGAAATTTATATGTATAATCGTGTCTCTTACAAAATGCGATGATTCGATCTAATAGACCAACATAAATCCTCTTTGATCTTAAATCAAATAAATGTATTTCACCATTCCAATTACGATTCCGATATTGAGGCATGAACTTTGCGCTCTCAACTTGGAATGTGAAGTGATCTCTTAACTCATATTCAATATGAGGATCTGCTTTGACTCTAAGAAATACTTCATTCGCTTTGGATATGACAACATTAGCAGAAGTGTTTATCACATAGATCCATGAATCTACATGTATTTATCACCCCATTCCAGCGTTAAATCTCATAAACTCGATTGCATTTTTAATTTGATATGTGCGATTTTGTATTACTTTTAATATACTTTCTAAGTATGTGAGCATGGTATCATAGTATTCGATCTTCAAAGATGCATTAGATAGTTTCTCATCTGCATCCAAATACTTTGTCATTGTGTCTTTATCTCTTATCTTCTTTGGAAATGGATTTTGAATATAAACATCCGGATCAGCCTTACCGCTGAAGTATTCATATCTTTCATGTCTTATATTTTTTCTTTGTTGCTCCGCTTTTTTTCTTAGTAGAAATATCGTATTGTATATCTGAAAGTATTTTGCATGTAGTGATGGTATATTTAAAGATTCATCATGTAGGTTATCTCGGTCTATTTTTGCATCTTTTTCCCACATTTCTTGAATCGTATCAAGATCAAAGGTCATTTCCCTCCAAATCGGTAATATTGTACATGGTGTATTTAAAACTTACATCTGCTGTAAAGTATTCAATATCAGTATCTGTAGCATCAAATGATAAAGTTGTCAAACTGTAGGGCCATAAATCTGTAAATTTAACATTGAATTTTGCTACAAGATTACTGCTGAGTATCTGTAATGTGCCATCAGAATATATGTCTTGTCCAGACAGTCCATAATTTCTTTTTGGTGTCTGTCCACTTTTTTCCCAGTCACGAAACTCTTGAACAGTTTCTGGAAATCCTAATCCACGAAGCCATTTTTGAATCTCCATGTAATTAGTTAAGTCTTCATCAACAAGAAATCTAATATTTAAGTCTCCAAAATCAATCTTATCTCCGGGAATTGGAATGTCTCTAAGATAGTTTGGTTGATTTGCAACACCTAAATTTAAATCTGGAATATTTGCACTATTACAAAAATAAGCCACACCCGGACTTCGTTTAAGTGAAAACTTAAACCCTACTGGTGCAAGGAAATTCCTATTATCAATTTGTGATGGACGGGTTGCCATTAGTTCTGAGCAGGTCTCCTCTAGTATTTATTATAGCATAAAAAAAGAGACCCGTGAAGGGTCTCCTGAAAGATATAAGCATCTTGCTTACATAAGGTTTTTAACAGCAACACGTCTGTAGTAACGGTTAGCGTTAACACTAAGGATACCGCTTCCTGCCTGTGTTCCTTCTGCGAATGGGTTAGCAACCATACCATAACGAGTCTTAAACCCGATTTTTGGTTGGAAACTATTTTCTCCCACTGCACGAACCATCTGTAGTGGAACGTAAGGACAGTAGAACAGTCCAGCATCATATGGTGAAGTACCTTTGTAACCAACGACATAGTACTGATTACCACCTGTAGGTGCAGCGTTAGCAGCAGTTAGGTTTGCAGCATATGGGTCGATGTATACTCTGAACTTACCTTGTAATGTACCAGCAAATGTATTACCAGTGTCATCAACGTTAAGGTT